TATAGCAATGGGATGGACGCGCAGCGTTTGGGTATGCCAGAAGTGCAAACATGAATACTGGTCTGGCGATCTGCATAAGATGACAAAAAGATAAATTTAATCAAGCTAAGTGTTTGAAAACATTATCGTACGATAATTAAGGAGAAAAGGAATGCTCCGATACATACGCCAGATATTCTGTTTCCACTGCTGGGAGTTTGAGAATGATGTGTTCAGGGTGAAAGAGTGTAGGAAGTGTGGGAAATGTGAGAGTGCGTGAGCGCTCTTTTTTTTGTTTGAATTAAGCCCTCTTCGGAGGGTTTCTTTTTGGGTGGTCGATATGTCATGCCAAGGCTGTGAAGCACGACGTAAAAGGATGAAAGAACAATATGAACGATCAAAAGAAAGAATGCAGTTGTGCATCGAACGACTTACTTCTAAAGCTACTCGAGCAGAACAATCAGTTGCTAATGAATCAAAACAAACTAACAGAGCAAAACAATCAGCTCATTCAGATCAACAATGAACAGAATGCTCAGATTAATGAGTTGTTAATGCGGCTTGAAGATGAAGAAGAACCGAAGTCATCAGGTTATTTGGATGGGTAGAATATGAAATATACAGACACACGATTACAGGTTGCAGGCATTGAAGTGGTAGGTGATGGTCGAGTTACCTCACAAGGTACACGAGTTCGCTTGAATAATGGTATGTATCTCGGTGATGTGCAGGACTTATCTTTAAATGCTAATCATGGCGATGCGTGGACAGTAGACGTGACCGTACGTGCACATATTACCAGTCAACAAGTATTAGAACTATTTGGAAAGATTGATAATGAAACTACAGCAGCTCAAGCCGAGACTACAGACAGTCAAGGAGCCGAGACCAACCAAGGTTAATTGGGGTAGTGGTCGTGGTGGTAGACCTTGGCGCAGACTCAAGCAGAAGATTCATACACGTGATGGTTGGACATGCTGTTCATGTGGTCGTGTGACCATGGAGCTTGAGTTGGATCATATCGTGAATGTGGCGCAAGGTGGCACTGATGATGAGATTAACCTTCAGTCGTTATGTGTTGAGTGTCATAAGAAAAAGACGAGTAGGGAGAGTAAGTTATGAAAAAGTTTAAAGTAGAAATTACCCATGTAAGTGGTGTTGATCATGTTATTGAGGCTGAAGACTACGATCATGCAATGGAGATAGCGAGTGAGCTATCGAGTGACTCAAAGCCAGATCGAAAGTTCCATATTGAAACAAACTGGAAAGCTGAAGAACTCTCTGGGTAGGGGGGAGTAAAATCCTTAAAAATCAGTGGGTAGCGGACACCACCCGCCAACCCATTTATAAAAAAATTCCCGGTTTTAACGCCTTGTTATGGTGAGGTTTCATGTTATGGCACTTACAGATCGAAAACTTGCCTTCGTGGAAGCAATCAACGAGGGTTTAAATCAAACAGACGCAGCAATACAGGCAGGTTATTCAGAACACACAGCCCAAGTGCAAGGTTCACGATTAATGAATGACCCGGATGTTATGCAAGCCCTTGCTGGCGAGATTGGTGATGGTGAAATTAATATTCCCAAAACTTCTGACCCCTTAGAGTTTTTACAGACTGTCTGGAATTCAAACGGACTCGAAGTAAAAGATCGGATTGCAGCAGCACGAGCCGCACTACCTTACAAACATCAACGTCTTGGTGAAACTGGTAAGAAACAGGCAAAAGAAGAGAATGCTAAAAATGCCACTCAGGGTGGTGGGAAGTTTGGAACACTGGGTTCACAGTTGAGGAGCTAATCATGCCTTTTAATATGCCGTTTAATCCTGAAGACTTGATAAGTGAATTATCAGACAAATACTTTGCAATGACACCGCAAGGGAGGCAGCAATTTTTGTTTGGTGAGTTTAAGACAAAACAAGAAAGTCAGCCAATTTGGATTGGTATTGATTACTCTGGAAAGAAAGACCAAACGATTAAGTTTAAAAATACAGGATTTTCAATAGAAGTAATTTAAGCCACCTTCGGGTGGTTTTTTAATGCACCAGTTTTGGATGAATCCGTAGGCGATACGGCAAGTATGCACAATGGCTAGCGAGGCGAGGTGAATGCGCATGAGCTATCAGGTTTGAGCTGAGTACCGTAAGAAAACTCACACATTGTGCTGAATTTCACAAGCAAGGGTTCGCAACTTGCCATCCAAGTTTAATAGGTAATTTATGTCAGCAATGCTCCCAGACTGGACAACAGCGTGCCCAGATTGGGAGGAACGCATTGTCGCTAAACAATCTCTCATGCCGTGTAAGCCGCTATTTCCTGATGTGGCAGACATTGCGCTAAGAATATTTAATGAGTTAATCCTGGTTGATGTGATGGATAGCCCGAAAATGGGTGAAGTCACATTGCCTTGGGTGCTTGAATTCGTTGCAGCAATCTTTGGTTCATACAATCCTGAGACCAAGCGCAGACTGATTCGTGAATTCTTCTTATTGATTTCAAAGAAAAATACTAAGTCTACGATTGCAGCCGGAATCATGATGACTGCATTGATTCTGAATGATCGGAAATCAGCAGAACTCATTATTATTGCACCAACAAAAGAAGTAGCGGACAACTCATTTAATCCAATCCGGGATTTTATTCGAGCTGATGAAGAACTGTCGGAGATGATCAATATCTCTGAGCACACAAAGACAGTAACTCATTTAGGTACTGGCGCAACACTGAAAGTGATTGCTGCAGAAAGTAATGCGGCTGCCGGTAAAAAGGCTTCAATTATTCTGATTGATGAAGTCTGGCTCTTTGGTAAACGTGCTAACGCTGAATCAATGTTTCGTGAAGCAAAAGGTGGTCTGGCATCGCGTCCCGAAGGTTGTGTGATTTATCTGTCTACGATGTCAGATGAAGTGCCATGTGGCGTGTTTAAGCAGCTTCTGGACTATGCTCGTGATATACGAGACGGCATCAAAGTTAATCCGCAATTCTTGCCACTGATTTATGAATTTCCTAAGTGGATGCTTGAAGCAGGCGAACACTTAAAACCTGAAAACTTCTACATCACCAATCCGAATCTAGGTGCATCGGTTGATGTGGATTATCTGATCAATGAATTTGAGAAGGTTCGTGATGCAGGTGAGGAATCACTAAGGGACTTTCTGGCCAAGCACTTAAATGTCGAAATCGGCATGAACCTGCGGGCCAACCGCTGGGCCGGTGCTGAGTTCTGGCTACCACAAGCCAAGAAGTTCACTATCGAGAAACTGATAGACCAATCTGATGTAATCACCATGGGAATTGATGGTGGTGGTCTGGATGACTTGCTTGGATTTGCTGTACTGGGTCGGCATGCAAAAAGTCGTAAATGGTGGCTTTGGAATCATGCGTGGGCCAATAAAATTGCAGTCGAAAGGCGTAAAGAAAATGCACCTAAATATGCCGACTATCAAGAAGAAGGCAGTCTGACAATTGTAGAACATCTTGGTGATGACCTTCATCAGCTGGGGGTGATAGCTAAGAAGGTCTTTGATTCTGGAAAGCTGGATAGAATTGGCTTGGATAAGATGGGAATGGGCGGACTTGTTGATGGGCTGCTTGCTGCTGGAATACCAGAAGATAACCTTATCGCAGTACCGCAGGGCCATCATCTTATGGGCTACATTCTTACAGCAGAGCGCAAACTGGCCGAAGGGAATCTATATCATGCAGGGCAAGGCCTGATGACATGGTGTGTAGGGAATGCGCGTATCGTGATGATTGGTAATAGTATGCGAATTACTAAACAGGAATCAGGTGTTGGGAAAATTGATCCGCTGATAGCTTCATTCAATGCTATCGCACTCATGAGCATGAATCCTGAGCCGGCCCAAAAAGATTACAACGTCTACTTTATTTAACTAAACCATATTAACCAAAGGTCGCATTTAGCGGCCTTTTTTCATTGGGAGAGCCTTATGTCAGCTCTACATAAAACCTTTGGCTCTGTCGAAATTAAGAGCCTTGATGAGCAAAAGCGAACCTTCAAAGGAATCGCCAGTACACCAAATCAAGATCGTGCCAAGGATGTGATGGTGCCAAAAGGCGCGGAGTTTAATCTGCCTATGCCTTTACTTTTCCATCATGACCCACGTTCAGCCATTGGCCATGTGACAAGCGCAAAAGTCACTGCGAATGGCATTGAGGTCGAGATTCATATTCCTGAAATTGAAGAAGATGGCGACCTAAAACGCGAAGTCGACAAGGCTTATCAGTCACTGAAATACGGTCTAGTCAAAGGCTTATCAGTTGGTTTTATCCCGAATTGGGATGAAGCGGAAATGATTAAGGGTGGTGGCATCCAGTTCAACTCATGGGAATGGTATGAGCTTTCATTGGTGACTATCCCTTGTAACCGTGAATCAGAAACAGAATTTTCAAAAGCATTTGAGGAACACAAAGCCGCGTTGGGTAAAAAACCTCAAGACGTTCCAGGTGGCGCTTCATCTGAACAAAAACACGTTGTCGTAAAACTTAATAGCCCAACAAAGGGTGGAGTGAAACTATGAAAGAATATTTACAGAAGTTGCTAAAAGCCTTGGCGGAAAAAAATCAGGCTATGCAACAAGCCCTCACTAAGTCTGCTGCGGATGGCACTACACCAGACGAAGAAACCGAAGGTCAGATTAAGGCTCTAGAAGCCGAAATTGAGCAAATTGAAAAGAATATTGCTCGCGTTAAAAAACAAATCGCTGCTGCTGAAGCTGCTGCAAAGACTGCGACTCCTGTTGATGGTCAAAGCGAAGAAGGTGCAAAAAAATCAGCTGAAGGTGATCCAGACCCTGGTAAAAAAACCAAAGTTGAAATTGTGCCACTCGCTAAAGGTGTCGGTTTTGCCCAATATGCTCGTGCAAAAATCCTGTCACAATTAGCAGCAAAAGAAGGTAACTATAAGTCTGCTCTCGATGTTGCAAAAGAGCGTGGCTTTGGTGATGAGGTTCAAGACCTAGTGACAAAGGCAACTTTGGGTACCACTACAGACTCAGGTTTTGCAGCATCACTGGTCACTGAAAACCGTTTGGTTGGTGAATTTGTTGAGATGCTTCGTGCTGCAACTGTATTTGACCAACTTACAGGCTTCCGTAATGTGCCGTTCAACTCAAAAATCCCTAGCCAGTTAACCGGCGGTCAAGCGCAATGGGTGGGTGAGGGCGCTCCAAAGCCATTAACAAACCCAACCTATGGTGAAGTGGAAATTAAGGAGCATAAGCTTGCTGCTATCACGGTCTACACTCAGGAATTAATGCGTCGTTCTGATCCGGCAGTTGATGTTCTGGTTCGTGATGATCTGATTGAAGCGTCAAAAACCTTAATTGATAACACTTTCCTTGATGATGCGGCTGCTACTGCTGTTCGTCCTGCGGGTCTTTTAAATGGCATTACTGCTACCGCCAATACTGGTACCACAGCAGAAAACTATGAAGCCGACCTACTGGCCTTAGTGAATAGCTTTGTGACCGCAAACCTCTCACTGGATGGTGCGTACTTCATTATGTCTGAAACGCGCGCTGCTCGGATCAGCCTACTTCGTGATGCTTTGGGCCGTAGTTATTTTGAAGGTATGGCACTTCGTGGTACTCGCACGCTGATGGGTATTCCAGTTATCACTTCTCAGACTGTTGGCAACAAGATTATTCTTGTGAAGACTTCTGAAATCCTGCTTGCTCAGGATGGTGGTGTGGATGTGTCCTACTCTGATCAAGCGACTCTGGTTGATGGTGGTACGACTCATCACTTATGGCAAGAAAACAAATTTGCGGTACGTGTTGAGAAATTCATCACTTGGGCAAAACGTCGCCCAATCGCAGCGGCATTCCTGGATTACACACCATAATCTAAATTGAATGCTTCAAAAACAGCTCCTTAATCGGGGCTGTTTTTATATCTAAGCATCACAATTGTTTAGCTATAGGAACAGTCTATGAAGATTAAATATTTAAAGATAACCCACGACTCTAATGTTGGGGATGTGAAAGAAGTTCCTGACTTTCAGGCAAACGTTCTGCTCAAAATTGGGGTAGCTGAAGCATATAAAGAGCCTAAAAAGGCTGCTCCAAAAGCGAAAAAAGAAGATAAAACTCAAGAATAGGATGTAAAGAATGGGCTTTTTCGGAAATTTATTTGGTAAAAAGAAATCTCTCCAGGGAGTCCATTCAAACCAAGGGTGGACTTCTTTGTCTGTGCAGGAACCTTGGTCAGGTGCTTGGCAGCATAACCAAGAATTAACTCGGGAGGATTTGGCAGCACATCCTGCGGTTTTTTCATGCATTTCCCTGATCTCTCAAGATATTGGGAAAATGGGTGTTTTGCTTAAAAAGCAGAAAGGCGGAATTTTAGTTAATGCCCCTATTCCTGATGACTTGGTTGTTCTTAAACGCCCAAACCATTACCAGAACTGGCAGCAGTTTTTAGAGTTTTGGATGATCTGCCGAAAATTACGCGGTAATGCATACGGATTTAAGGTACGTGATGTATTTGGGCAGGTAGTTAAAATTGTTATTTTAAATCCAGATCAAACAAAACCACTGATTAGTGATGATGGGCAAGTCTTTTACCAGCTTGGGATTGATCGGCTGAATGGTACAGAGTCTGTTGTTGTTCCAGCCTCCGAAATTATCCATGACCGTGAAAACTGTCTCTATCATCCACTGGTAGGTATTCCGGCTATCACTGCTTATGGGATTTCAGCGGGATTAGGTTTAAATATTCTGAAAAATTCCAAAACCTCTTTTGGGAACATGAGTCGACCAAGCGGCATTCTGGTTGCACCTGGTGCGATTTCAGAAGATAAAGCACGTGCCATCGGTGCAGCATGGAATGCGAACTATACCGGCCAAAACATCGGTAAAACTGCGGTGCTCGGTGATGATTTGAAATATCAGCCAATCAGCATGACAGCTTCGGATACTCAAACGATTGAGCAGCTGAAAATGTCGAATGAAATTATTTGCTCAGTGTTACATGTGCCAGCGTTTAAAGTTGGGTATGGAACAATTCCGGCGGGGCAGAAGGTTGGTGATCTAAATGAAATCTATTTTTCTGACTGCCTGCAAAGTCCGGTAGAAGCTATTGAAAACCTGCTTGATGATGCATTTGATTTAAAAGCACGTGGCCTTGAAATATTCCTTGATGTTGATTCTCTACTCCGCATGGATAAAGAAACAAAAATGGGTATTCAGGAGCGCGGTGTTAAGGCTTCAATCTTTACTCCAAATGAAGCGCGTCAACAGTTCAATTTAGAGCCTTTGGTGGGTGGCGACACAGTTTATATGCAGCAGCAGAACTATTCGCTTGAAGCATTGTCTAAACGCGACCAGATGGATGATCCTTTTGGGAAATCAGTACCAAATACGCCTCAAAATACGGATAATTCAGACCAAAAAGGCCAATATCAAGGCATTTTTAAGACTGAAAATCAGTATAAATCAGGCCAGTTTGTGACGCATAAAGGCTCATTATGGCACTGTGAAAAAGATCATTCAGGTGAATTTAGTCATGAAAACTTCAAATTAGCGCAGAAAAAATGGGGTGAAGAATGAGTATTGTAAGCCTTGAAACCCTAAAAGAGCATTTGCGCTATGACGATGATTCAAATGATTTGATGCTTCAGGGTTATTTGGATGCAGCGGATTCAGTGGTGTTGAATTACATCACTGATGAACTTGAACCTGATTACCCCAAAGCAATTCATCAGGCAATTTTATTGCTGTGTGGATATTGGGATCAGTACCGCAATGCTGAGCAGGAAATGCCGGTAAATGGCAACTTTCTGCCGATGCCGGTACAAAGCCTGCTTTATCCATATCGTAAGCCTACAGCGATTTGAGGTGATCTATGGCCCAACGTGCCGGCGAACTATGCCACCGTGTAACGATTCAACATAAAACCACGGTCTATGATGAATACAATTACGAAACTGAAGACTGGACTGAATACAAAAAGCTCTGGGGAAAGCTAGATTTCCTATCTGTTAAAGACTCTATCAATGCCAAAGCTGCCGGATCAGAAACCACAGCCCGGCTAAAACTGCGTAAACGTGATGATATTGACTCAGGTATGCGTGTGTTATTTGATGGTCAGACATTCCAGATCGTTTCGCCACCTAAACCAGACAATGAAAATGGTCGGATTTACATGACGTTGGAGTTGTCTTTGGTAGGGTGAGGCTCTATTATTTAGGTACAAACTTAAATAAGCAAAATTATGAAAGCGCTCATTTTTTATGTAGCAATGTTCAGTATTCTTTATCTGATGTGTCTATTTACTTTGTTTGTTGCCGATGCATCATTTGAAGACATTAAAATCATCTCTCTTGGATTTTTGGTGAGCGTATTGGCTTGTTACCCAGCTTATCTAAAAGTAAAAACTTGGTTATGAATATTCTGATTCAAAAGCCCGCCTAGTGCGGGTTTTTTAACGCGAGGCATTTATGTCAGTAGAATTTAAACTCGAGGGTCTTGAAGATTTCACCAAGAAAATTGACGCGCTAACAGATCGAAAAGCAGTAAATAAGAGAGCCAGATCAGCAGCTCGTAAGGCTATGCAGCTTGTTGTGTTTGCTGCGAAGGTGGCAGCCTCAAGAATTGATGATCCAAAGACAAGAGAAAGCATTGTTGAAAACATTGCTATTCGGAATGGCAAGAGTCGAGACTTAAATACGGTACGTATGAGAGTAGGTGTTCTTGGTGGCGCAGGTATCAATGCTAAATCCGACATAGAAAAACTTAATGGATTGCCAGGTGGAATGACTGTTTACTGGCGCTTTATAGAATTTGGAACATCAAAGGTTCCGCCTACACCATTCATGCGTCCAGCCCTTGCTGAAAACATTCAAGTAGTGACAGATGAGTTTAATAGGCAGTTTATGAAAAGCATTGAAAATGCGATTAAAAAGGGCAAGATTGAATGAACATTTTACCCGTAGTTCCGACACTGAAAGCCAGTCCAGAAGTCACAGCATTGCTCGGCACCAGTCCTTTAAAAGTCTGGGAAGATATTGCGCCAAGTGGTACGCCTTATCCTTATGCAGTCTGGTCGGTAGTCACGGCAAATCCTGAAAACAATTTAGATTGCCCAGCGAATACTGATCATGTGTCATTCCAAATCGTGGTTTACGACACTCAGCAGAAAAGAGCGTCAGATATTCGGTCTGCAATTCGAAAGGCCTTAGAGCCACATTGCTATGTCACCAATATTCACCCAAACCATTTTGAGCGCATTGCTGACACTAATATTTTTGGCCGTGGCTTTGATGCGAATTGGTTTTTGGATAGATAAATAATTTTTCAACCAAGCGTCCATATGGGCGCTTTTTTTATGCCTGTTTGTTTGTATTTGCATTCTACATTCAGGCTCGAGCAACTCAAAAAAGGAGTTAGTTATGAATGCGATGTTAAAACCGATTGAAATCGTTAATGTTGAAAATGGTGAACCCATGACAACCACACTGCAAATCGCGCTAGGCTTGCGTATCCAACATGCCACAGTTATTAAATTGGTTAGGACTTATATGCCAGATTTTCAGGAATTTGGAAGGGTCAGATTTAAAATCCAATCCTTTGAGACAACTGGTGGTGTTCAAGAAAGAAAATACGTCCCTCTAAATGAACAACAAGCCACCTTCTTAATGACACTCATGCGAAATAGTCCGAGAGTAATTGAGTTTAAGAAGGCTTTAGTAAAGGCATTCTTTGAAACGCGGGAGTTCATCCGCTCCCAAGATCAGAGTTATAACAATATTCACAACAAATTATCACTTCAACTTGATCTGGCGAAATCAGATGCAAGCCTTGCAGGTAGTGTTTTAGGAAGCTATCGCAAGAAACGAGATTTACTAATGACTGCAATTACTGAGGTTGAACGACTCATGCAGCCATGTCTATTTGAATAAACAAATTTATTAAAACCAACGCCACCATCCGGTGGCTTTTTTTATGCCTAAAATTGAGGAGTAGCTACTCATGGCAACAACAAAAGGTGTTTTATCGCAAGGTACCCATGTATGGATTCTGCATGGCGCGGTACCAGTGCTTACTCGAATTTTATGTGTTAAGTCTATCGGCTGGGGTGATGATTCAACTACGGATATTGATAATACTTGCCTCGATGAAACAGATGTAAAAACTTCTGAAAATGGGTTGGCAACGCCCGGCGAGGGAAACTTCGTAATTAATACTGACCCCAAAAATGCAACACACATGACTCTTTTGCAGGCTGCTACAAATAAAGAAGTAGTCGGCGTTTATGTTGGCTGGTCGGATGGAACTTCTGCTCCAACTCTTTCTAATGGTGAGGTTGTATTGCCGGAAGATCGCACATGGTCTTACGCAACAGCGCAGCTTCGTAAAAATTCAGCTGTATTTGATCCTGACGCATTGGTAAACCATACGGTTCCATTCAAACGCCAGACTGAAGTAATAGACGCATTTAAAACGGTGGTCCCATAATGAAGAAACTGGATATTAAAGGTCTTAAAAAGGTGGCGCTTGAACAAAGCCCGCCTGTTGAGAAGACAATTAAATTTAATATTGGTGGTGAGGAGTATGAAGGCCAGGTGTGGGTTCGGCCTTTGAGCTTTAAAGATCAGAGTGAAATCTCTAAGGCTTACCAATGGAACTTCAACGAAGATGACCCTGCTAAATCAGAAATTAAGTCTATTGATACTCGCCGATTACAGGCAGCTCAGATTTTGGGAAGTATTTGTGAAGATGTAAAAGGAACAGCATTCTTTAGCACAGTTGATGAAGTGTTGGACTCCAATCCCTCATTAATTGGCGCAATGTATGAAGCTGCCAATGATGTAAATAATTTTTTGGGAAAGTCACAGAAGACGAGTTTAACGAAAACGAATTCTGGTGCGAGCTTGTCCTTAACGGAATCGGCGGAAAAACAATCCAAGAAGCAAAGCAAAACCTTGTCGGCAGAGAGCCAGCAATCTGGCGAGAATACCGACGAAAACGCGGAAGTCTTAACATCGGCAGAAGGGTAGAGCAGGCGGTCGGGAGTCTGCACGAAACCTATCTAAACGGAAAGCTTAAAGAAGAAGACCGATTAGATAAGGACTTCTTTATGCCACATGAAGATGTGCCAAAACCACTCACCTTTGAAGAAGAGCGCATGTTAGCCATTAAGAAGAAATCAGGTTAGCTTGGTTTCTTTTCATCATCACAGTCAATGTCATTAATAGCCTTGTCCATAGCTTCATCTATAACTTCTATTTGAACACCTTCTTTATGCAAGTTAGCCATTACATTAAAAAGCATTTTTTGGACGGTTTTTTCGTAGTCTGCAATGCTTCCAGCATCGTGTTTAAAGCTTTCTTCAAGGCGGTGAACAATTTCAGCATTCAAGGATCGTGTGTGTTTTTTAGCAGATTCGAATAATTTTTCTTTTAACTCGGGTGGCATTCTCAATTTGTGTTGAGTGCCAGCATCTCTATTATCCATTGTATTAACCTGGGTTATTCACAGATGTGTAATTTATATCACCCAATGGGTGTTGACAAGTCACCAAAAGGGTGACATATTTAAGTCACCCAAAGGGTTATAAGGAGGATGTAGTGAAAGAAAACCGTCAAAAACCAATTGATGTTCGAGTTCGAGTGTCAAATGAGTTGCATGAAAGTCTTAAGACTTATGCAGCAAAAGAAGAGCGTTCAATGAATTATTTAATCAATAAGGCGGTTGAACAGTTTTTGAAACAACAAGAGAGTGCGAAAGCATGAAATCAACAGGCACAAAAAAACCTTGCCCGACTACCAATCAATGCAAGGTTTAGTTGCCATCACTAAGGATGAAGACTTATGACAAGTTTAGCATTAAGTTTTAACGATGTAAATTTTAAGCCAGTTCAGCAGAGTGGTCAGATTTGGCTGACAGCAGTTGAATTGGCCAAGGCCCTAGGGTATGCAAAATCAGATGCTGTAACTCAGGTTTATGAGCGAAATAAAGATGAGTTCACACCTTCAATGACAACGACCCTCAAATTGAGTGTCGTTAGAAAAACAGGTAAAGTTGAAATGGATCATCGTATCTTTTCTCTTCGCGGTGCTCACTTAATCGCAATGTTTTCTAAAACTGTAATCGCAAAACAATTCCGCAAATGGGTGTTGGATGTTTTGGATCGTGAAGTTGTTACCAAGCAGCTTGAAGGTCGCCAATCTATCTCACCAGAACAGCAAGCATTACTTCATGAGATTGTGGCGCGTCGCTCTCAAGGTAAACGGAAAATTTTCGCTGAAATGTGGGCACGTCACAACCGACACTTCAAAATCCCACGCTATGCAGAACTTTTGGAGATACATTTTCCAGAAGCGATTCATTATCTGGAAACAATGGATCTAAAAGCAAAGGTAGAGAAAGAAGAAGTTAAAGCTTTGCCATACCCAGCCGAAGTGGTTCAAGTGGCTCAGCAGATCAATCATGAATTTAATGGTGGTCAATATGATTCATGGTTCGTAAATGCACGTGATGGCATATTATCCGTAATGCCTTTACCTCATGGCTACTACCCATTCAATGTGAAAGAGTTCACTAGACATTTTGATGGGGTGCTCAATACCTTATATGGTGGTGATGTGCTCCAAATGGGAAGATATATGCTGCGAAAGGGCTAAATTAAAGAACCACTCTTCGGAGTGGTTTTTTTGTGCCGGAATTAGTATCTTGTCTCTATTAAGGAGGGGTGGGATATGGCATTAATTAAATGTAAGGAATGCGGACACCAGATTAGCAAAAATGCTGAAACGTGTCCTAATTGTGGGGCAAAAAATAAAAAAAATGTTCCAACATGGCTTGCTGTGTTAGTGCTTATAGTAGTAGGCATTGCAATGATTCAGTGTATTAATCAAAATCATAACAAAAGGCTTGCTACTGAATCTGAGGCAGAAGATAGTCCAGCAGCGCTGAATAGCAACTGGATATATAAAGAAGAAACAGATGAGATGCGAGGGAGCAAGAAATATTCAGCCTATGCGGTAAGTAGCAACAAGGTTGATTTTGAGTTTCCGCATCAAGGTGGAGCATCTATGGCTATTAATCTTAGAAAAGATAAAACTGGAACAGATGTGATGCTAATTATGGATAAAGGACAATTTTTTTGTGGTATTCAAGGGTGTGAGGTTGCGTTCAAGTTCGATGACGGTCCTGTTCAATCAATAACTATGATTGACCCAGATAACTTAAATACAAAAGTACTTTTTGTCATGCATGACCGCACTGAAGACAAAATTATTTCACAGTTAAAAAATAGCAAAACCTTAATGATTGAAGCGCCCTTCTTTCAAGACGGAAAGAGACAATTTAAGTTTGATGTAACTGGTCTCAATTGGGCTCATTAGCATGAATTTTTTTAAACCATAAGGCGCCTAGAGCGCCTTTTTTTTGAGGTGCTTTATGGCCAGCAAGTTAGGTGTTTTAACATTAGATTTGGTCGCTAAGATCGGTGGCTATATATCTCCAATTAAAGAGGCAGAAAAGCAAACTCAAACAAGTTTTGCGAAGATGAGAGACTCAGTAAGTAAGTATGGCCCAATTGTGGCGGGAATGGCCGCAACAGCAGGTGGTGCCTTGCTTGCAATGGCAACTCAATATACTCAGGCTGCAATTGAAGTAGAGCGATTTGCCTTTTTGTCAAATGCTTCTACCACTGAATTTCAAAAGATGGCAGTAGGCGCTGAGACAGTAGGAATTAGTGCTGAAAAGCTCTCAGACCAGATGAAAGACTTCAACGAGAAGCTGGGGGAGTTCATAACTCTTGGATCGGGCGGGGCATTAGACTTTTTTGAACAGATTGCTATTCAGACTGAAGGTGGAGCAGAAGGGGCGCGAAAATTAGCTCTGGAAATGCAACGTCTTTCGGGCCCACAAGCGCTACAACTTTACGTTGATAAGATGGAAGAAGCTGGAGTTACCCAGCAACAAATGTCCTTCTATTTGGAGTCAATGGCGAGTGATACCACAGCCCTAATCCCACTCCTTCGGAATGGTGGCGAAGGCTTCAAACTTTGGGCTGATGCTGCTGAACGTGCAGGCGCTGTCATGGATGATGAAGCAATACGCTCAGCTAAGGAGATGAAAGCTCAGATTCATTTGCTTGATCTGCAAATGACAGGTTTTAAAAACGAGCTTCTCCAAGGGACTATACCAGCTCTTGTTGATATAGCTGATGCATTTAATAGTGCTGATGTTGAAGGGCAGGGTCTTGCAAGTACCGGTCAGGTTATGGGCAATGTCCTTCGAGGGGTGGCTGCAATTGCTATGGGGGTGTATGCATCCATAAATGCTGTAGCAGTCTCTATTGCAGGGCTTGCAGCAACAGCCACTCAGTCAAGAGATGTGATAACTGGCGGGCAAGGTTGGTGGAAAACCTTATTTCAACCCGGTTGGAAAACAATTGGATTGGCTGCTGGTGCAGTAGCAACGCATGCTGGAGAAGATCTTCAGACAGGATTTGAGCAAACATCTAAGACAATTAATGGTCTTTTTGATGATGCTGTTAGCAATGCCACAGCTAAAATGGGCCAACTGCAAACAGCTATGGATGGGGCTGCAAAAGGCTCTCAAGATTGGGTTGATAAACAAAACAAAGCCGAAAAAGCCACAAAGAAAAATAACAAGGAATTGAATGATCAAAAAAGATTGTTAGAGGAACAAAGGCAGCTTCGTGAATCTTTAATTTATTCCTTCGCTGATAATGAATATAAGCTTCAGCTAGATTATGAAAAACAAATTGCAGAGGTTAGAAAGGCTGGATTTCCTGCTGATCAGGAAAAACGATTCCTAAATGCCTCAAAAAATCGCTATCAAACTGAGCGTGATTTATTGCAAGCGCAAATGGCTTTTGATATTTCTGAGCACCGCTTAAATGAAGAGGAAAAGCTTAACTTTTCTCTAGCACTACAGCAGAAAGAAATCGCAGCTCGAACTGACATTGCTGATAATTTGAAAGGCTTGTACTACAAGGCTGCTCGAGAACAGCATGATCAGGAAATGGCATGGCTTCGTCTCGAGCAAGCTCAGCGGCTTCAAGATGCGCAATCTTATTATTTGACAGGCATGCAAAACATGACTGCCAGATATGAGTTTGAACGTGAGCAGATTCGACTTAATAAAGAGCTACTTGAGGAGGATAAGGTTGCTCTGATTGGCGCATCATATAGATCTCAGGATCGTGAGAATGATGATGCCCGCTACGCAGCATGGGGCAACTATCGCGATGCAATTGGTATTGATATGTCAGCCGAGGATGACCGCTCTCGGCGTGAAGAGGCAATCACAGAAGCACTTGAGTGGGAGTTGATTACTAGGGAAGAATATCAACAGCGGATGCTCGAATCTGAGCAAAACTATTATATTGCTAAGGCTCAGCTTGGACTGGACTCTGCACAACAAACCTTAGGCACATGGACTAGCGTGTTTGGCAGTTTACTGGGAGAACAATCTTCTGCATATGCTGCAATGTTTGCTCTAGAGAAAGGTTTTGCTGTGGCTAAAGCACTGATGGCAGCACCTGAAGCTTACTCCAAAGCTTATAACGCAGTTGTAGGTACTCCATACATAGGACCATATATTGCACCTGTTATGGGTGGGGCCGCAGCAGCAGCTCAGGTAGCGCAGGCGGCTATAATTAAAAGCGTTAATTTTTCCGGTCAAGCGCATGATGGTCTTGAGTATGTCCCGCGTGAAGGCACTTATCTTTTAGACAAAGGCGAACGAGTAGTTACATCAAATACCTCAGCTAAACTCGATAAAACACTTGATCGAGTGCAGCAGGCGCAAAGTTCTAATCCAGCTAACTCGCCAAATGTTAATCTCAATCCAAATTTCGTGATTGTGGATGAGCGTGAAAAGCTCGGTGATTATCTTTATAGCCCTGATGGAAAGAAAGCCTTCGTGAAGTTCTTTAAGCAGAACCGGCGAGAATTAGGATTGGCATAAGCTCACTTCGGTGGGCTTTATTTTTATTAATTTGAGGAATTTAAAATGAAAACATTAGTTGTTCTTGGTGTAGTTATTGCTTTTGGGCTTTTCCTTAAGAAGGTGGAAAAAGTCAAAGAGCCGAAGTTTATTTTGATTGATGATCGAAAATCTTTAGGCGGGTATCTGTTTGGCGATGATGCTAAAGAGGCTTTTAAGAAACACCTTAAGATTGCTATATCAAATTTATAGTTCACTTAGATTTTCCAAGCCTAAAAAAGCAAAACCCCAGTGTTAGCGCACCGGGGTCTTTTTAATTCCACTCAACCGAGAAGTAAAGAGGAAAAACATCTTGTATGGACTATATTAAACCAATGGTGGAGCTTATGAAAGTGTCTATTGAAAAATATGGTTTATGGCAAACAATACTGGCATTTCTGATCCTGTTTTCCATACCAATACTACTCTGGAGACTTCCAGAAATTATCGCAGCTATTAAAGCTTGAAACCGACCCAATAAGAGGTCGGTTTTTTAATGCCCAAATTTTGAGGACAAAATGAAAATACAAACATCATATGGCGAGGTGCATGTATTAACAAATTGCCCTCTACTCGATTCAACTGAAAGCCTGGAATGGATGACTGAAGTACATGAGTCATTTGACGGTTCTGAGATCCGCTATCCGCTTCGCGATGCACCACGACAAATCCTGAATTTCAAGTACACGGAAATGCGTAAAGCTATGGGTGATCTGTTTCATATGCTCTATGCCAATCTGCGTAAACAGTGGGGGATTCCGTTGCGTCAGGTGAAGAGAAGCATTCCAGATGTTACCGATGATGACTACATCATTCTCGATGCAGCAGACACCATAGCCGACCTTCGAGTCGGTTTTGCTTTTATTGAGAGCAAGGAAGGTGGCCAAGTGGTCGAGATTGTTAGCCGTGGCCGCTACATCATTGTTCAGGAAGAAATCCGGGACCCGGAAACGGATGAGGTGATTCAAGAATTGATCACTGAGTACCAGGATGGCTTCCGACTGGCTGAAAACATCACAGCAAATAATGCCGTGATCATGCCGCTACGGATCTGCATCATTGACGGTGATGCGTCAATTAATACTGGCGGTTTCTGGTCCAATACTTCAGTGGTTTTTCGGGTGCTGGCAGAGGACTTGCCAGAGCATGAAGGTGATGTGCCAGAACAGTTTAAGGGCCAAGACATTCACTTCAAGCCGTTGCTACTTGATGGTGACTCGCTCGAAATGACATTGACACAGCATCAAAACATTGTTGATGGAGCCATGGGTGGTTTTCAATCTTACACACATCATGCAAGGCCTAAGTACTTCAAGCCTTTTACCTCACTGTTAAAAAGCTGGTCTGAATTTAACGAATATCGCCGGTTCTTGTTTCGGCGTTCTGGGCGTTACCGTGCGTTCTGGATACCGCTTTATGAGCAGCACCTTAGTATTTTGAATGCCGAGAATATCACTGAAACGTTATATACCGATACCAAATACACCGTCGAAGCAGGGCGTAAGCATATTGCAGTTAAGCGTAAGAATGGCACCTGGTCAGCGCATGAGATTACCAGCTGGTCCGGTGGCTCATTCACGATTTCACCGGCAATAAATGCACATCGAGACGACATTAAAACTATCTGTTATTTAGGACTTCATCGCCTGGATGCAGACCGGATCGAGTTTCAGTTTTTAGGTGCCGGTAAATCAAGAATTACTGTCCCAATTGTGGAGATTGATAGCTAATGGCACGCTCAGAACTTTATCAATTCAAACATGGGGACAAGCAATGGTTTTTTACCAGTGCACGTAAAGCAATTATTCATAACAACATTATGCATTACCCGGTGCGCGGTTTGAGTCGAGGCGACATTGAAGATGCAGATATTGATAAATGCGAAGTCGAGCTGACCTTTCCGCATCCTTATCCACTATTTAATAATGCTGATGATAACTTCAGCCAGGTCTTTCTCAACAAGATTTATCTGGAATCAGTGTATTTCACGCTGATCGAGCTGGATGATGATGAGTCACTGGTACTGTTTAAAGGCCGTGTGACCCAGCCGAAGTTTGATGACCGTGACAATACCATGACGCTTGTATGCTCGACTGCTGAAAGCTTTATGCGTCGCAATATTCTGACTCGTAAATATCAACGTACCTGTCCTAACAAGATATACGACAAATACTGTGGCCTTGATTTTGATGAATGGTCATTTGATGTGACTGTGACTGCAATTAATGGTCTTGAAGTCACTTATACCGTGAATCCCACACAAGTCATTGATGGACAGGGTAATCCGGTGTTTGAGCAGATTCCAGTGCTTGATGAGCTCGGTCAACCTGTTCTGGATGAGCAGGGCAATCCAACTTATATGAATGGCGACCCGGTCATGGAAATCAAGACATATAAATCGGGTTGGCTCAGCCGGGGATTGCTTAAAAAAGATGGGGTATTCACTTTCATCATTGGCAATAGCACGAACGGTAACATTCGTCTTTACCGGCAACATGTGGGCCTAAAGGTTGGTGATGTTGTGCGAGTGGCTCCGGGCTGTGATCAGTCTTTGAAGACCTGTGATGAAGATTTTCATAATAATAAGCGATTCGGTGGCCACCCAAATATACCAACAGAGAATCCTGTTGAAACTCAACTGATTAAATAATTAAGTAGGTATGCCATGCTGGTAATTTTGCTTCTGTTGGCCTTGTTTGTGCCTGCATTGTGCTTTCGCTCATCTGTAAAAATTCCAAACGATGTGCAAATGCAAAAAGCCATTGCTCCATTGTTATTGGGTGCACTCATTGCTGGTGCTATTTCACTTGTCGTGGGTGTCTATACATTTCTGCAAATGCGTAAGATGCAGAAAAAGAATCAACCAAAACCAAACCAGCTAGACGGCACCATTGCGGATGAAGGTATTTCGTTTTATGACCTTGCCGGTAGTCCGCATGTGCATACCAATATCACTGATATTTGGGATAAAGATGCCCAAGCCATCAAGAAAAAAAGCGGTGGTTTTCTGGGTATGGGTAAGACATCGCAAGTCACTGGATATCGCTATTACGCTAAATTTGCAGCGTTTATTGGTAACCGGATTGAAAAGTTTCTCGCTATCAATTTTGATAATCGTGGCTGGATTTTACATGATCCATTGAAGCATCCAGATAATCTACTTCCCATAGAAAAACCGAGCCTTTATGGTGAGGATGAAGGCGGTGTTTCCGGGAACATTGATATTCATTTTGGCTATCCAGATCAGGAGCCAAATGCAGAGTATCAAAAGTATTTTCCGTTAGTTTCTGGCTACCCATATCAGTCTTATTTGGTTTTTCGAAGCCTTACAGGTGGTGCTCCAAGCTTAGGCCAAGGGTTAAGTCCGGCAGGGTTTTACCTCGGCAACTCTGGCTATATGAAAGAAATGTTGCTGTGGGTGAAGCGGATTTATGTAAAAAATAATGGTGATGTGCAGTGGCATAAGCCCAAAGCTGGGATACCAGATTTTTATTATCAAGGCGGTGGGGAGTATCCACCAAAATTAGATATTTTCGCCTCATATACAGGTTTTATTTCAAATCAGCCTGAAAAAATCACAGAGCAGCATTTAGAACAGAAATCATGGAATAGTATATGGTCAATATCAGGTATGGTCAGTACGAATTGGCCCATTAACTATCCCTACGATGTTAAACAGGATTGGATGATTGCTTACTCATCTGGCGAGCCTATATTCATTGAGCTTATTATTAATATTATGAATAATTCTCCAAATACTAAGGCGAATATTGGCTTATATGAATCTGGCGATATAGTAGTAATTTCATCAGAATCATGGGATGAAGATACACCAGAAAACTATGGAAAGGGGCAGTTCCAGAGAATTAGGGCGATGTTGCCTGCAAAACCAAGCGGCAAGGCTACATTAACAGCAATGGGAAAATTAGAAGCGGGGCTAATAGCATGGCATAAAGGATGGTTGACATGGGTTGATCCAGTTAAGGGTAAAGAGTGGCTGGAAAGACTAGATGCTTTTGATATCAATCCAATTCATAAAATCCGTGAAATTTTGACAGACGACACAGCCATGGGTAAGCCTGAGTCTGATATAAATGATATTAATTTTATAAAAGCTGCTGATAGAATTTATGATGAAGGGCTGGGTGTATCTTGGGCGATTGATGAGAAATCATGTATCGATGCGATTGAAGAGCTTTGTTATCACATTGAAGCCGGAGTTCGGGTAAATCGTCAGACCGGTCTTTATGAAATGGTTTTGTTTCGTGATAACTGGTTTTCTGAAGAAGAAATCCACGACATTGCAGAAAACAAGATTAAGAACTTATCACTTGAAATCATGAACAGTGATGACATTGTTAATCAGCTGAATGTCACTTATTACGATAGAGAGCGCATCAAGAACTCTGCTTTTTCAGTCTACGAAAATGGTTCAATTTTGACGATAGGGCATGTGAATGCGGAATCGGTTGATTTTCCATACTTCATGAATATGCGTAATGCCGAAATTGTTGCGAACTGGAAGTTAAAACAGTTCTCCACTCCAGCCTGGTCTGGAAGTTTTACGACTGGATGGCGTGAGGCGCGCAAATGGAATCGTTATGACTTGATTCGCTTGCCTTGGTCTAAAAAATGGAATGGCACCATTTTAGTACGTATCATGAAAATCAATTTAGGCAATGGTACTGACAATACCGTAACTATTGATTTTGAAGAGATAGTACCCTATTCCGGTGAAATGAACACCAGCATTGTAGCTGACGAATCTTTAAATCAGGGCACATTGCCACCCCAGCCCTGCCAGTACGAACCATTTGAGCTTCCTTATTATCTTATATTAAAAGCACTAGGTCAGCGTCGTGTTGATGATGAACTGGCTTATGAAAGTAATTTTGGTCTGGTGGGCGTTGTTGCGGAGAAGCCACAGAGTAATTCTATCTATGCAATCATGATGACTCATGACGAAACAGAAGGCGAAGAGTGGACTCGCGCTGCAACCATTGACTACTCACCAACCGCTGATCTGGATCAAACGATCTCAAAAACAGCGACGAGCCTTACAGTTAAGAATCGAAAGAATCTAACTGATCTGCCAAGCGGAACTTTGATCAAGTGTGGCAGTGACTGGATTGGAATGCCAGGTGAATTTATGGTTTTGCAGAGCATAGATGCATACACAGGAATTATAACTGTGAAACGCGGTGCGCTAGATACCATGCCACAACTATGGGGTCCCAATGTAAAGCTCTATTTTTGCGGCAGTGATATCCCGCTTGACGAAACAGAGTATGTTTTAGGCGAGAAGGTTTTGGTATCCGCACTTACAACTACGCCATCCGGTGTATTGGAGCAAAAAGGTTCAATTCCAGTTGAAATTCAGGCCCGCGCAATCCGACCTTATCCACCAGCCAATGTGAAATTGAATGGAGTATATTTTCCTGAAACCCATCTTGTTACCCGAGATTTAACCATAACGTGGGCAGACCGGAACCGACTGCAGCAAACTGGCGGAGAACTCTTGGGATTCTATGATGCCGGAGTGACTGTTGAGCCTGGAGTAACCTATTCTTATGAACTATCTTCAGGAAATTCTATTCTTGAGGCTAAAACAGATCTTGTGGGCAATTTAGCAGTTATACCTACTTCACTCCTGATTCCAAACAAACCCCATACCCTGAAGTTATGGTCAACTCGGGATGGATATGACTCTTATCAGAAATTTGAACACTCTTTTTTTGTAGAAGCGGCAAGTTTAATTCTTACAGCATCTACAGATGGATCGAAAGTTTCAGGAAATACAGTGCCAGCAGCAAGCATCTCAATTGATGTAGATGCATCTTTGAAAGCAAATATGCGGTCTGACGGCTCAAGCATTAGTGGTAAAGCGCAGGCTGGATCAACAATTACAATTGAGGTAGAAGAATGACAACTTACACAACAGTAGCAGATTCAAACGGGGACTTTATAGTCCCTTTTTCAACTGAATATTCAAGTGGTGAAAAGATTACAGTGACTGCTGAAAAAGATAGTGCGACAAAATCAATTGAGATCTATGCACCGAGCAAAGTCATAGGCAGTGGAACAATACAATTTACGGGAAGTCTTAATGATTTCCCAGGGAATATTGGTGGAGTAATTATTAGTGGTATTAGTGGAATAATAGGAGATTATGCATTTCAACCGGAAAATACACAGCAGGGAGGATTTCAGCGAAAAGCAACGTCACTCCAGATTTTCGATGGAGTGACGAAAATCGGAGCTAGCGCGTTCAAGGGCTGGAGTGCTGTAAAAGCGCTATCACTCCCGAGCACGCTTTTGTTCATAGGTTCTAGCGCATTCTCGGGACTGAGTGCGCTAACAAGTCTTATTATTCCCAACAGCGTAGACACAATTGATTCATTTGCTTTTGAATACTGTACATCATTAACAACCTTAACATTGGGTAGTGGGGTTCGCTGGGTTGGTGGATTAATAATTAGCAACAGTACAAATTTAAGAAATATTTACAGTCTAGCAACGGTTCCTCCAAACATCATAAGCAGCACATTCGGTGGCTTACATTCATCTGCTACTATTTACGTCCCAGCAGACTCTGTAGCAGCATACCGTTCAGCTCCGAACTGGTCTACTTTTGCATCGCGTATTCAAGCTATCTAATGCACCTTCGGGTGCTTTTTTATTGCCAAAAATAAGGGGGATTTATGACAAAAGGAGAAATCTATGGACTTCCTTAGTCAAGTTCTAGAAAGCGTACGAGACCACGCTCAGATTCTATTTACTGGAATATTGGGCGCAACTTTCGGCTTTCTACTCAGCAAAGAATCTAAACGAGATCGCTTGGTTGGCTTCTTTGCTGGCTTCATTTTATGCGTGGTCTTTGCTAAACCGGCGAGCTTGTTTCTTGCTAACGGCAATTACCCTGAACTATTCGGTTTTGTTTTAGGTGCTGCTGGTAAGAGTACAGCTGAAGCGTTGCTGAGTTTGGCTCGATCAAGAATTCTTGGTTTAGTCAAAAAGGAGAATGAAGATGCTGCTAATCATAAGTAAGTCAGCGGTCATACTATTTATCATTTCTTTTTCAATCCTGGTGTTTCATCCAAAAATTAAGCTTCCAAAGCACATCGATTTCCTTTTGATGTTATCGATCATTTTTGGAGTCGCATTATTAGTTAAAGACAGATATGTGGCTAGTCCAGCCGGCACGCTTTTTTACACAACCGTAAGTGTTCTATTTGCTCTATTCACTCGGCAGATTTATCTCTGGGGGAAGGGTGGTGCACGACCAAAATTCTTTAAATGGGATAAAGATGATGAACATCGCTCAAATTAAAAAGCTTCAAACTATAGTAGGCGTACATGCTGACGGTATCATTGGCCGAGGCACTTTATCAGCACTGTTCCGTAAACTTGGGGCCAGTAATGCTCGTGCTGAAGAGTTAGCACTGGCTGCAAATGTTCACATGCGGACGTACGGCATTCTGGACAATTCACTTCGCTTTATTCATTTCATGGCACAGCTTACGCATGAGTCTGGAAACTTTCGTTATATGGAAGAAATTGCCTCAGGTAAAGCGTATGAAGGCCGAAAAGATTTAGGAAATATCTATGCAGGGGATGGGGTACGATTTAAAGGACGTGGACCAATTCAATTGACTGGCCGTGCAAACTATCGACGGTACGGGCAACAACTCGGTATTGATCTGGAAAATAATCCTGAGATTGTTGCATTACCAAGTATGGGCCTGATGGTTGCCTGCAAGTTCTGGTCTGATAACGGCTTGAATGTCTTAGCTGATAAGGAT